CTGACGAGATTGATACCGCTATTGTTGCGGCTAATGAGGGGGTCTATAAATGAACCCATTATTTAAGAGAACTGGTTCCCTTCGTCCTGGTCGGTCGGTGTTTGACCTTTCTCATGAGGTCAAACTCACCTGTGATATGGGTCAAATAATTCCTATCCTTAATGAGGAAATGATCCCGGGAGATACCTTCAAGGTTGGCAATCAAATCGTTGCTCGTATGCAGCCGATGATTGCGCCTATTATGCATCAGGTGGATATATCAGTTCACTATTTTTTTGTACCTTATCGCCTTCTATGGTCAGGATGGGAAGATTTTATCACGGGCGGTAAAGATGGGACCGATTCCTCTTTATTGCCAACCATGACAAGTGCGGCTACTATTGGAAGTCTTAAGGATTATTTAGGATTCCCTATCGGTATAACATGGGCTGCAAATGAAGGGCCGTGTTTATTTCCTCTGTACGCTTATAATCAAATCTGGAACGAATATTATCGTGATGAAAATTTACAAACGGAAGTAGCTGTATCAAATGGTAATATCCTAAATCGCGCATGGGAAAAAGACTATTTTACGTCGTCTTTACCCTGGCAACAGAGAGGGACACCCGTTGCATTGCCAATAAGTGGCTTAACCTCTGCGGAGTGGGATGATACGGATTTTGTAGACAATGGTGCTTCAATAACTGCTAATGTTCAAGTAAGTAACTCATCTGAAAAATTAGTTACTACGAATGATACGCAACGCGATAATCTAGCGGGATTTTTCCAAAATAATGAAGTCGATTTAAGTAATGCCACAACGTTTGATGTGGTAGATTTACGTTTGGCGTTTCAAATTCAAAAATTTATGGAACGAAACGCGCGCGCTGGTGTAAGGTATACGGAATTTTTAGGCGCGCATTTCGGAGTTAGTCCACGCGATGAACGTCTACAAAGACCGGAATATATCGGTGGTTCAAAATCGCGTATGATTATTTCCGAGGTTTTACAAACTGCATCGACTGATGAAGAAAGCCCTCAGGGTAATATGGCCGGACATGGTATATCGGCAGATCAAACTTTTTGCGGTTCTTATACCGCTCAAGAATTTGGCGTAATTATGGGACTCATGTCCATAATGCCCAAGCCGGCCTATTCTCAGGGTATTAATCGTCAATGGTTGAGGCGAACCCGTTACGATTTTCCGTTCCCGGAATTTGTCAATCTTTCTGAACAGGCTGTGTTGTGTCAAGAAATCTATGCAACCGGGACGAAAGCTCAAGATGATACGATTTTCGGTTACCAAGGCCGATATGATGAGTTGAGGTATAAACCCAACCGAATAGCCGGTCTTATGAGGACATCGTTTAATTTCTGGCATTTAGGCCGGGAATTTTCGACCGCACCAGAGTTAAACGATACATTTATTAAATGTGTTCCAAGCAAAAGAATTTTTGCTGTAGATACCGAGCCTGGACTTTTGGTTTCTGTCGGTAATATAATCAAAGCAATCCGGCCTATCCCAATTATGGGGAATCCCGGGTTTATCGATCATAATTAGGAGGATCAAATGCAGTTCGCTAGTAAATATCGATACAATTCTATCCCTGAGCCGGGAGGCGGGGATCGTCTAACTGAACAGGCCGGTTACATTGAACCAAAATTTCAAATTGAGTCGATGATAGCCTCTGGCGTGCGTCTGGCGGCCATGCGTGAAGCGATGTACGAAGTAAAGCCGGGAGAAAAAGTCGGCGAATATGACGAATTAAAACGTCAATACTACGATACCGTAGAGGCCCACGAAGTGGGCAAACAAATGGGGATTCGGATGCGTGAGCGCATGCGGAAAAAAGCTGAAGCGGCCAGGGTGGCCGCTGAGGCGTTGAAGGTTCAGCCAGTGGCTGAGCCGGTAAAAGAGCCTGTAAAGGCGATAAAGGCGGCCGATTAGGCCGCCGCGGGCTATATTATGTCTCTCGATATTAATATAGCCCGCTGACACAATAGGGGGTCAGCATGGGATGGCTGGAAGCTATACCAATCGTCGGCCAAGCATTGCAAGCCGGCGTCGATTACTCAATCGCAAAAAAAAATCTTACGTTTCAGCAACAAAACTTAGATTATCAAAAGGCGATGCAACGCGAAGCCTGGATGCGGGAGGATACCGCATCCCAACGAAAAATGGCCGATTTAAAAGCGGCCGGTCTTAATCCTCTGCTTGCGTATGGCATGCAAGCACAATCATCCGGGCCGATCCGGACGGAAGCTCCACAAATGGAACAAATACAACCAGCTGTTAAAATGGCTCAGGGTGTTCAAAATGCATTAAATTTAATGCAGCAAAAGGCAAACATAGAAAAAACATACGCCGAAAAAGCGGCGATAGATATGCAAATGAGGAAAACTGCTGTTGAAGCCGAAACAATGGAATCGTTGAAAGATAGAAATATTGCATATCAAGGGAATAAATTAGAACGAGATCGTCAGGCGTATAATGAATTAAAAAGAATTGAAATAGATACAGCTCAGAACAAAGCTTATTTAGCAAAATATCAGGCAGATATTGCCCAATATTCAAAAGAGATAAAAGCAAAATTGTTTGATTTAGGAATTGAAGTAGATCAAGCAGAGGCAGAGTTAAGAGCTAAACAGGTTTTGATTGCTCAACGAAATCATGACTATAAAATATATGAATTTTTGGGACAACCAAGCAACCAAGCTTGGGGGCAAAATTTAGGGAATTTAGTTAAATCTACCGCCGGACTGGTGGGTGATGTTTGGAACGATCTTAAGTCAAGGATAAAGGGGGAGTAATGCGGTACAAGAAATTCAAGTCAAAAGGTCGTCGTCGGACGGGTCGCCGTATACCTAAATACGGCTCTAGTCGTGGCGGCATTAGGCTCTAATGCGTCATGGTATGCAGTCGGCCGATCTGGCTTGAGTTCTATAAAATGCAAGTGCCATGCGGCCGCTGTGCGGCGTGTAAGGTAGCGCATTCGCGGGAATGGTCGGTTCGGCTACTGCATGAATTGGATGAATACGGTGGGCGTGGTTTATTTATCACGCTTACATATTCTTCAGATAATCTACCTGATAAAGAGTCAATATCAAAAAGAGAATTACAATTATTCTTTAAAAGATTTAGAAAAGAATTAAAAGGTCGAACCATAAAATATTTCGCTTGCGGCGAATATGGTGAAAAAAGGGATCGACCACATTATCATTCAATAATCATAAACGCCGATTTTGGTGATGTAGATAAAATAAAAAAAGCGTGGAAGTTAGGACTAGTCCACGCTGGTACAGTAACAAGCGCAAGCTGTAAATACGTTGGAAATTACATACAAAAAAAAGAGTCAATGAAATATCTAACGGAAGGCAGAGAACCTCCGTTTCAATTACAATCAATGGGAATAGGCAAGCAGTTCGCGTTGAGAAACGCGGAACAAATTCACTCTCAATTAAATATCACTCAAATGGGTAAGCCCGTCGGGATTCCCAGATACTATAAAAAAATTCTAGGTCTCGGCGAAAGAGAATTTGGACAAAAAGCGCAAGAGCGTATCGAGGAAGCAAATGCGAAAGTATGGAGCATAGCGCCCGATGATTTAGCGGCTGAAGCTTTGGTAAATTCTGAGCTGAGACAAAAAGAATTAAATGTAAAAGCGCGCTTAGCGCTAAAAAAAGATAAAAAAGCTATAGGAGATAGATAAAAAAGGCTTGCCAAGTGACACCTTTTGGTGTATACTTATTATATAAAGCGACGGACCTTTAGGTCCGCCGCAACCTTTGAAAGCGGAGGTTGTTATGAGAATGAACATGTATGTGGTATTCGATAAAGTGGCCGAAGAGTCCGGCCCTATATTCGAAGCAAAAAATCATGGCGTGGCCGTTCGTAACTTTATTCAAGTTACCAGTAAGGCTGTTGCACCTAATGAGTATTCCTTACTCTGTTTAGGTATATATGATCATGATATTAATAAGATGTATCCTCTTGATCCTCCTGACGAGATTGATACCGCTATTGTTGCGGCTAATGAGGGGGTCTATAAATGAACCCATTATTTAAGAGAACTGGTTCCCTTCGTCCTGGTCGGTCGGTGTTTGACCTTTCTCATGAGGTC